TTTTGCTTGAATCCCCATCCAGCGTTAGGAATACCTTCAGTCGTTGCTCCTTTAGATGGCGCACCTGTTGGCACTTCTCCTGTCCTGAAGTAGGTTAACGCAGCGGCTGTAGCTGCCTTAGTGTTCCCTATAACTTTCTGGCCAATTGATGTAGGCGCAGCAAGAGCCGACCAAATTATTCTTTTAGTCTCATTATTCTTTAATTCTTCTAGACCTGGTATTTCACCCAACATCTCATAGGTCTTTTGAACATCAGCATCATACCATCCTGCGCCGGAGTTTGCTTGCGTCATCTGTTCGTCTATGTCAGCGGCAATGAGTTTTGCAGCTATTAACTGGTCCTCTGGCGCTGTCGGGTCTAACTTTCTACCATGTACGTTGATGTGATCCTCGTCAAAAGTTTTTGCCAAGTCATCAATTTTAACCAAAGTGCGAACAGTTTTTGGCTTTTTGCCAGATCGCTCCGCTTCTAGCAGAGCCATCTCTTTCTCCAGAGCAATTCGCTTATCTGCAACTTCACGTGCCATTGGTGTTAGGCGGTGAGGAGTATCTGTCAATACAACAGCAACGTCTTCAACCGGCGGGACATCATCGACAGCCAGCTGTCGAGCACCCATCTCTTCCAGCCGGTCCTGCAGTGGCAGGTAAGAGCTTTCGTCTGGGACATCATCAGCAGCAGTGTCGATCATGAATTGATCCATGTCTGCTATGTCTACATCTACATCACCACGAAACGCCTTCTTGGCCGCATTCTTGGCCATACTTGCGACCTTGCCAATCGGCAATGCCTCACCGAGTGTCAGCGCATGGCCTATCGTTTCTATCGTATCAGGATCAATCTCATTGTAGGCTTTAACACCGCTGGCGATAGCCTCTTGTGCCCACGGGCGCTGGTTATGCTTAGTCGCATTATAGTATTTAACACCCTCACCAATGGCGTATTCTGCTCCCTCACCAGCCTTCTCGTTAAGCCATTGCGCTGCTTTAGTTCTAGGCTCGTAGTCCGTGGCCTCACTGAGCCGATCATAACGAGCATCGCGCTCTTCTTTCGTGTAGTCAGTCAGGTACTTATCCATGAGCCAACCAGAGGAGGAGACGATGGGGCCAGCGATGCCAGACATAACGTCTTTAGTGACATCAGCCGCGATAGCCAGAGGACCAGAATTAATGGCTAATTCACTTGATTTAACCCAATCTTCATACGTTTGCTTTTTAACTGGAGCATCGGAGCCTTTGGCGAAACGCTGGATCGGTGAACGAAGATGGGTCAGTGAGTTGCTTATCAAAATATACTCCTAAGCGGCATAAGGATTGCCAATGTTTGTTTTCTCTACCCTGCGCTCGTCTGGATCTTTTGCCTGCGGCAAATCAAACCAGCGGTCATTCTTAAAGTATATAATAGCCTGCGTGAACGTATCCACATAATCATCGTGAGCTGCCACGGGAAACTTCGACAGCTGCTTAACAAAGTCATGCGCCCAGCCTACGAAGTGTCCTGGGTTCTTCTTCGACTCAGGTATCCATATCATGCCCAACTCCAGTGTCGGAGCAGCCTGATGTGCCCGACTAACTTTGTCAGCGTTACCAGGATTGTAGCCGATAGCTGGGACATTGGCTAATCTTAGATCTTGCAGCAGTGATTGTCCACTAGCCTTTGCCTCAACCAAGATGCGGTCAGGTCTGCGTGGCCTAGAGAATTCACTATCCTTGCTCATGCCGCCGTACTCTGTCGCCCAGTCTTTGATCGCTCTGGCTCTTAGGTCTGGGTAACCTAGATACTCGTCCCAAGCATCAATCAACATGACGTTGCGCTTACCGGCGTGGGTGAACACGGCCCACACGCTACACGCAGTTGGATCGCCAGTTGTCTTCTCAGTGAAGGCGCAGTCATAGCTCTGCAAGATATACTCAAATGGTGGCAAGCCACGCTTATGCGGCCACATCTCAATGTAGTCGGTCTTTAGTATGCCGCCCTCAGATGGATTAGGATCTTGCTGCAGCTGTCCGGCTGTGCCGTAAACACCAAGCAGGCGTTTAAGATCGGCAACTTCTGCCTCACCAAATCGCTCTGGGCATATCAACTCACCCTCGACAGTGCGAGGATCATAAGGCCCAAGGCTAGTGGTCCGGCGCTTACCATCCCACTCTGCTGGGATCATGAGGTGCTCCCAGCCACCAATATCTTCCAGCACGTGCCCACTGATGTCTCGCTCATGCAATCTCTGCATGACTGTCACCATGGCATCCAGCTTGGGATCGTTAAGTCGTGTAGACCATACTTGATCAAACCATTCAAGCGATGACTCACGAATAGCATCAGACTGAGCTTCTTGAGCAGCGTGTGGATCGTCTAGCAGTAGCCGAGATCCACCTTCACCTGTTGCCGTACCGCCAACCGATGTTGCGATGCGGTAGCCCGTCTCGGAGTTCTCAAAGCGTTGCTTAGCGTTCTGATCACCGGATAGCTTGAACATGTGGCCCCAACGCTCTTGATACCAAGGTGATTGGACCAATCGTCTAGCCTTTAAGTTGTCACGGATCGATAGGGCACCAGAGTAAGAGGCGCACAGAAACTTCTGCGCTGGGTCGGTGAGCCACTCCCACATCGGCCAGATAACGCTGACAATTGTGGATTTAGAGTGCCGTGGAGGTATATTGATCAGGAGCTTGCGAATATCGCCAGAACTGATCGCCTCTAAGTGCTCGCAGATCTCTTGGATGTGCCAGCTGGCTACGAACGGAACTCCAGGTTCCACCACGTGCCAAGACTGGCGAACGAATTCATAAAGCGATGATGACGCAGCTCGGCGCTCTCTTTCGTACTTGATAGCCTCGGCCACCACTGAAGGCGACATCGAGTTCATTTAACGTCAGCTTCTTGAGTTCCTTTGGACATTAAGTAGTCCATATTGTCCAACTCTTCGTCTGTAAGATTCTTCAGATCCAGAGAGGTTATTGTAAGTGGCCCACCATTAGCACCAGTAACTTCTTGCGTGGTTTTATCGCCATAAACTTTGGGCATCATCTTACTGAGCAGCCACTTTCTAGAGTCTACACGTAGGCGCTGATGCTGGACCGCAGCTGAGTCATAACGACTGATGCCGTGCTGATCAACGATAGAAATTGGGTCAGTGTCAGAAATTTGTAGCACTTCTTCAGCAATTGCGTGTATCATTGCCTCACGCGCCTGCGCGTATTGGTCGGCCAATGAGCCGTCCGGCTTCACCCATCCGAGGAAAGTAGACTTCGGAACACCAGCCCTAAAGCAAGACTTTCCACAAGGAACACCGCTGGACATCATTGTACAAACCTTATCCACCAGCTTCTGTTTTTCTGAATCTTTATACTTCATCAATCGTCTCCGCTTTCCAGTCGATTTAACGCTTCACCATTGAGTTCTAGCTTTCTTCTTGGCTGACTCATTAAGCGAACCATAATGCAATAATGCTCTAGAGTTTTTACTCATTCTAGCACCGGTCATTAATTTACCATTATGATCGTGAGTTTTGCCAGTAAATAACTTTCCATCTTTTTCATAATGATTGACGTTTTTCATCGCGCTCTCCAGTTCATTATTAAATCTATTCTATCACTTTACCTGTGTCATTAACCATAGGCCAAAAAACATGGGCTTGTACTTAGGGTACTAGGTACTACCCCTATAGGGTAGTAGTACCTTTTAGTACCCTATTTAGCACAATAAAGCGGTAAAAGGTACTAGGTACTAAACAGGGTACTTAGTACCTTTTAGTACCATTATAAATAGACGGATAGTTCTATAACTGTCTGGACATTTATAGGGCTGTCTGGGCACTTATTTTGATTATTTGATCTCTTCTTTGTGCCTAGATCGTAAACGTAACAAAACTTTCCTTTTAGAACTTTTTCAACAAGTAACCCCGCCTCTAGCTTGGCCCTCAATCGTTTTACAAAGGGTTTATAGTCTCCCTTATACTTTGTTCTCATAGCCCTTGAATGGTACGTTTTGCCCGTATCTGCATCGTAGAACCCCTTATCGT